ACAGCATATCAATATCTCGGTATAGCAAACACTGCATATGTATTGCGTGCGGATGTTGATCTAAAGCAGATGGTGCCAAGCACCACTGAACCAGCAGGTCCTCCTTCACTCAACCAATATTGGCTTGACACAGCAAACACCACTTGGGGCATATTCAGCAGCAATGGGAACGCTAACAGCGCATTGAGCTGGAGCGCCAAGACTCCGTTGACACTTTCAGAGTCAACTGATCTCGAGATAATGGTACAGGCATCAGTTGGACTGACCAGTGCCAGCACTCCTGCCGTTACTCATGTTGGTAACTTGGTGATTAATGGAACTACAGTGCCCATGACAGTTGGCATGAGCCTCAGTGATGTAGCAAGTGCTATCAACAACAACGCCATACATAACTCTGGCATTAGCGCTACGATCTATGCTCGCACCGGCAAGCCTGATCCAACAGTAGCTACGATAGAAGATCTCTACTATCTACGCATCACCGGCACTGATATCACCACGATGATTGATCTGCTTTATTCTAACATATACGTGTTAGAGGATATCGGATTTATGACTCCGGAGCCAACTAACACCATATTACCAATACATGCTTACGGCACAGTTGGTGAGTTCATAGTTGATGCATACAGCACTGATCCGACTACCGAATTAATGGAGAACAAGATCTGGCAGAAGATCGAACAGACCACGCTTAACGGTAACACAGACGCTTGGTGGTTCTTGGTTGGCAGCACTGACATGGATTATCCAGGTTGGGGATGGCGCGAAGCAGCACCGCGTGTGGTGCAGGGCACAGTCAGCAATCCAACCTTCACTATAGGCAACCAATGCACTATAAGCATTGGTGATGCAGTGCCTGTGACCATCACTGTGGCGGGAACTTCTCTCAGCAGCTTTGTAACTTCGATCAATTCGGTTCTTGATGCCAATAGTTTCAATGCCTTGGCTAGCATTGCCACTTCTGGTAGCAGCAACTTCTTGGTAATCACCAACTATGATGCTACTGACATTTTCTTCCATGACATAACCACAGAAACAAATACCACACACCCATGGCAGACTGCAGGTATGCCAACCACGCAGACTTACTATGGAGCAGTGACAGGTACTGTGGCTAATCCAACATTCACAGCTGCTACGCTTGAGATATCAAACGGCAACATAGCAGGACAAACACAGCCAGCGCCGGTTGTAGTTGCGCCTGGTGCTGGTTACGCACCAGGAGACACGCTTAATGTCGTTGGTGGTACCCACAGCGTAACGGGTGTGCTGACTGTTGCTAGCATACAGGCTGTAGCGGCTAGCATATCTGCTACTGGAACTGGTTATGCTCAAGGCGATACGCTTACTTTTGATGGTCCAGCCTATGTGACTCCGACCATACTAGAAGTGGCCAGCATCGGAGGCGGCGGCTCTATTGTTACCTTGACCATACGACAGCCCGGACAGCACATCACCAACGTCCCAGCTAATCCTGTGACACCTTCATCAACCAGCGGCAACGGTACTAATGCCACAGTGACTATTGGCTGGGGTGTTGGCACAGTGACCGTGACCAATCCTGGCAACTACACGGTGGCACCTACCAATCCGGTGAGCGTCACCGGGGGCAGCGGCACCAACGCTACATTCACTGTTAGCATGGCATATCTAACTGCTGACACATTCAGCATCAATCCTGGCACAGGAATAGCTACCACGATTTACGTGCCGGCATCACCTAACAACACGTTGGCTGGTGTGGTCTCTGCTATCAATGCTGCTTTCCCAAGTGGTCCGATCGTGGCTAGCGTGTCTACTGGCAACCATCTCACAATCACCAACACAAACGGTACACAGTTCATACTGAAGGATATCAGCGGAACTCCTCTTAACAGCGCAGGTATACAAGTTGGCTATGTGTTTGGACGACAGATGGTTTATCAGGGTTACTATCCATCTCTTACAGTACCTAGCACACTGGCACAGACTGCTGCTACCAACGTGTGGATCAATACCACACCAGCCGATCGCGGCGCTAACATGGTAGTTAAGAAGTACAATGGTACGATATGGGTGGAGCAGAATATCAATCCTCTGACCAACACTGTGCCTATGTACAGCAGCGATGCTGTAGCCAATGCTGCTTTTGGTTCTAGCAAGACCTACGGTACAGTGTATGCTCGTTATAACAATGACGGCGACATGCCTGCTACGGCCAAGACAGTTCTTTATCAATGGGACGGTTCTGCTTGGGTAACACTGATGTATACACCGAGCACCACCAATCCAGTAGGACCTCCGGCAGACGGTACGCTATGGTATAACACCTACCTACAGGTTGATATTATGGTCGGCAGCGGCCAGATCTGGCAGGGTTATAGGAATGCCTATCCAGCTACAGATCCAAATGGTCCAATCATAGATGGCAGCATGCCTAGCACACAGAGCGACCTTAGTCCATTGGTTACCAACGACATCTGGGTAGACAGCAGCGTGACACCCTATCCAGTGCTATACCGCTACGATGGATCATCTGGATCATGGACACTGATCGATAACACCAATCACAGCAGTCCTTCGGGCATCATATTCACTGACGCGCGATACAATAACAATGGCAAGACCAATGGCAGCCAAGCTCCTAGCGCGATGGTAGTCAGCAACTATGTGGATAGCGATGCGCCTAACGCAGAGCTTTATCCAGCTGGTATGTTGCTGTTCAACACTCGTTATAGCACCTACAATGTCAAGCAGTACTATATGGATTATTTCCCAGATGTGAACACTTCTGAAGGTTATGATCCGGATTGCTGGGTCACAGCTAGCGGTAACCGTCCAAATGGCACCCCTTACATGGGACCAGATGCGCAGCGTGCTATGGTCTTTAGAGCGCTTAATGCTTCGCTTGCTAGCAACCAAGCCATACGCGGTGATTCGATCTTCTACAACTTGATAGCAACACCGGGTTACATAGAATGCTTGGCTGAGATGAACCTGCTCAATGTTGACATACAACAGATAGCTTTCATCCTAGCAGATCCTCCTGGAGAGCTACCAGCTGATACCACTAGCCTGCAGCAGTGGGCTACCAATGCCAACAACGCAGCTTATGACAGCATTGATGGTTTGATAACCCACACATCATACGCAGCAGTTTACTATCCCTGGGCACTGGAAGTGAACTTGGACGGAAACCAAGTGTTTGTGCCGCCAAGCACCATGGCACTCACGGTATATGCTTACAATGACCAAGTAGCTTATCCTTGGTTTGCTCCAGCTGGTTTCAATCGTGGTTTGGTTGCTGGCGCATTGAGCGTTGGTTACCTCAAGTCAGACGGTACATATCAGCCAGTCAGTCTAAACCAAGGACAGCGCGACGTGCTGTATGTGAACAAGATCAATCCGATCACGTTCATACCAAATCGTGGTTTGGTTGTATATGGACAGAAGACCTTGGATCCAATCACCACAAGCCTGGACAGAGTCAATGTTGCGCGCCTGATCAACTACTTGGTTTACAACCTAAGGCAGTTGGCACAGCCGTTCTTGTTTGAGCCAAACGACGCTCAGACCAGGCAGGCAGTTACCATAGCGTTTAACAGCTTCATGGGTAACTTGGTTGGATTGCGTGCGCTCTACGACTTCTCAGTCGTGTGCGATAGCAGCAACAACACACCGATTAGGATCGATCGCAACGAGCTTTGGGTTGATATAGCTATCAAGCCAGAAAAGGCGATCGAGTTCATCTACATACCAATCAGGGTGTTGAATGACGCAGATCCGCTACCAAACGGTAGCAACAACATCAACGTATAAGCTGATGGACCGGGCTAAATGCCCGGTTTATCTTTGCATGAGCATTGCTAACCTGCATGGTTGACCGTTAAATATTGTCATGACTGATCAAGATAAGATTGCTGACTCTTTCAAGAATGATATCAGCGCGGCCCTATACACCTATCTAGCTGGAATGCATAGCAAGCTGGAAACAGATACGAGCTCAGAGCTGGCCAATGAGATCCTGCTCACAGTGCTGAGCTTGAATCTAGGACACATCATTGGTCAGTTAGATCCTGCCAGCAGAAAGCAGAATCTAAAGC